ATCCCCATTGCTCCCTGCCTTCACATAACTAACTAAATCAAAAACTCCGTGATATTGCGGGAAGCAATCAAAGAAAACCTCGTGGCCTTGGTCGGCTAGGTACTTGCAAGCCGGAAGGCAACGAAGCACATCCCCCAACCTCTGCGAATACTTAATCGTTTTAGCACTCATCGACTACGCTCTTATCTGTTATGAATGGGAAGTAATCCCTCAACCGAACTGGGCTTGTGGTTTGTTGTAGCTTTTCCCATCCCTCGACTAGCCCCTTATACCCATAGAAATCTTCCTTGAATTGTGCTTGCTCCTTTGTGGCGTAGGCGAAGTGGTTAAAGGTTAGCCCCCAAGTTTCTGTCACTCCCCTTGGAATCATCATCGATTGCACATTCAGCTTAGGCGGTTCGTGGCTGGTAAAGTGAACATCTCTGCCCCACTTCCAAGCCCTAAACCACTCATACCAATTCGAGCCTAAACCCTCTCTAGTCACTACTTTTTTATTCTGCCCAACATAGTAATTACAATGGAACTGCATGGCTCGCCCATCCTCACATCCCTTTAGATGCCCGAAGATTGCCTCCAGTTGGTCGGCTCTCCATATCTCATCCGAATCAATCTGCATCACCACGCCATTCTCTACCCCTTGCAACGCCTCGTTAATCATCGCCAGCTTGCCGGGGAACGGGCTTGACCTCCAATAGACAGAAACATTCTCGCTTCTTATGCTTTCCAAATATGCGTGCGTTCCGTCAATGCTTTTGAAGTCCTTGTGCCATTTGTCGGGAACTTGCTTGCACCAGCGGGTGCATCCTAGAGGCTCGCTCACTCCCTCTACAATCCTCCATTGCCAAGGAATCTTTAGCTTCTGGAACTCTGCTAGATGCCTTTCAATGTAGGGCATCCCATTGAGAACGATGGTGAAGATGGTTAGCATTGTTTTACCCAGCAAGATTCTATTTTTTGAGCCTCTGGAAATATCTCATTAACTGCCTTTATGACTCCCGGCCAAGCGGAAGTATAATCGTGCCCAGCCAGTATCCCACCCTTGCGAACCTTGGGCATCCAGTTTTGAATATCCATCTTCACGGCTTCATAGGAATGATCTGCGTCTATAAAAACTGAGTCTAGAGATTCGTCCTTGAAAAGCCCCGCCGCCTCGTTTGTTGTCATTCTGTGGGCTTGGTAGGGTCTAGCAAGGATAGACATATTTGAAGTAAATTTAGAATATGCGTCAGTAGATTGATCTTCCGAGCCATCAAAGGGGTTTCCTCCCCAAGTATCGACAATATGAACCTCGATCTTTGGGCTTTTATTGTATGCCTCAACCACAAGAAACGCCGAGCTTCTTCCTTTCCACGCGCCAAGCTCAACAATCTTACCGTCGTCTCTGCAATTCTCCACAAGCATTTTATAGACATTGGGCGAGTCGAACCAATCCTCTCCAAAATCTGCGGTAATATGGTTCATAGTTCGTAAGCCTCGTTATATTCACCCGCTTCTGTTGCCTTGTAGCCGAGGGCTTTTAGTTTCTCAATGCAAGAGTTATAGTTTTTACCCTTTGCTAGAAATCCATCAGAATGAAGAGTCTCAAATTCGATTCTTCTGATATTGTGTTTTTCAATATCAAAATTAAGTATGATCTCACAATCCAAGCCCTCTGTGTCGATATAAAGTCTGTCGCACTTCTCGATTTTGTTTGAACTAAAAAAACCAGCAAGGCTTGTGGCTGGCACATTGATTGTATCAAAACTTATATGGCCGTGATCTTTTAGGTGATTTTTTAATGTCGATGCGTGAGCGCTGAGTGCTCTTGAGCGTGGAATGTGCAAGTCAATAGAATCAGCATCATTCGGGACAATCGCAAGGTTGTGAAATCGGGTTTGCTTAAAATCTGAATATGTCTGCTTGCAATCTTCAAGGGCTTCTAGGTTTGGCTCTATGAGATGTATTGCCTCGATGCCGTCCTTGTTCTTTTGGCAGAAATCTAGGATATGGTCTTTCCCGTCGTTGCATCCGATTTGAACAATGGTCATAGCTGAAAGATGGCCGCCCCATTACGCACCGACAAATCTTCCCAGAGCATTTCTGCAAATCCCTTGAGCTTGTGGTAGTTTGCCCAGTTCTTGATGTCGTTCACATCGTCCAAGGCGATGACTGCCTTCTCTGCCAAGAATGGCCTTACGCAACGCAATTCAGCCTCACCAGAGAAAGGCGAGCCATCAATCAGAACAAAGTTAAAATCTACATTATGCTCAAAGTGGATATCCTCGATTGCATTGGTCGAGTATGGGTAGGCGGTTTCAAGGCATACATTGTGCCAGCCTAGGATTGTTTCGATGGGGTATTGGTTGAGGTTTGTTTTGGTAGTTCGGTAAAACTCCTCAATGTCGTTCTTGTTCATCCAGAATTTCGACAAGGTTGCGGTTCCATTTACGGCAACGCCTCCCCTTGCAGATAGATTCATCGAGTGCCTGCCGATGCGGTCTGGGTGGTTCTCAATGCTGAATAGTCTTTTCGTCCTAATACATTGAGTCGAGCCGTCCCCAGTTCCTCCCCCGATCTCTAGCCCAACATCTAATCCCTCGCTATACTTTGCAAGGGCTTTACCAAATGAATCGTTAATGCTTACTTCTTGCACTTTGCATATCCAGTAAGAGCCTTCACAATCACATATTGAATCACCGCTTCCTTGTCGTGCTTCAACGCCATCATCCCGCACTCGTAAAGCTCCTTACCCGCCTTTTCGTCATAGGTAATATCGACCTTCACATACTTGATGGGGTCGGGGCGAGACTTGCCGAATCTAATCACACCCAGCCCCTTCGCATGCTCCCCCTTTTTTGATTGCCTACATCCAATTACTTGCTTTGCGTTTTTCATATATTGCTTTCCCTTTCTCGTAGAACTCCGGCTTGTTGTGGTTTTTTAGTTGCTCGTCTGGGTTGCCCCCTGCGAACATAGGATTCTCGTGTTTGAATTGAATATGTCTAGCCTCAACTACTACCCCAGCTTGGTAGGCTGATTCTGTGAACTCGTTGTCCGAATAGATGCCGTCTGAGTCTTGGTAGTCTGGGTGGAATAGATGCCCCTGCTTCTTGAGCCTAGATTGCGTCAAAATCGCCATACAGAGGAGCTTGTCTTGCCGTAAGCCATCTGATACTGCCAGCACTTTCTCTGCCTTTGTATCCCCAATAGCGTTCGAAATTAGGGCATCCCAATGGCGGGGTGGTGTCCAATCATCGCTCATTTGAACGATAATGTCCCCTTTGGCTATTTTTGCCCCCGCGTTCCAAGCGTTGACGATGCCTCCGGGGTTGCACCTAATTGCTTGGTGCGGGGTGTAGTCGATGGGGTCGTTATGATCGACCATAAACAACCATTCAACTTCAAGGGGCTTTTGGGCTAGGGAAAGCCATTGCCAACGCCTCTGCCAAGCGACTTGTGGCCTCCCTCTTGTAGCGTGGATAATGCTGATCTTGGGGGCGGGTCTGAACTTGCGAATCTTCTCGGCCTCCCCCATCTCATTAACACACACCGAGGCCGTCTCGTATAAGTCCATCGCTTGCCAGTTGTAAATCGCCTCTACCAAATTCCAGTAGTGAACCTTTGGGCGGTGCAACGCCATGCAAGCCCTTCCCGCACCATAAGCCTTTACCCAATTCCCTTTTCCCGCCCAATGATTTGCAATATAAAAATAAGCCTCTCGCCTATCGGGCTGAAGTGATATGGCTTGCCCAAGATAAGAAAGCCTCTCGTTCTCTGGAACGCATCGTCCAAGGTTACATAGAACATCATATCGGAGCGTATCTTCTAGCTCTGGGAAGGCCAAAGCTCGCATACTGGAATCAATGCACTTGTCGTATTTGCCAGACAAAAAGTATTCTTGAGCTTGGTAGTAGAGGGCGTTGGGTGCAGTTGAAAGCGTGTCCTCTAGGATTCTAAAGTTCCTTTCAGCACTTTTAGGCTTATACCCGGCGGGCTTGTGGATTCTGAAAATCTTGTCCACCCCAATCGTCTTGTTCTGCTCTCTGCAAACAAGCATTTCGTGGACTCGGTTCTTCCAATAACAAGTTCCCCTCTTGGAGATTTCCTCTCGGAGTGGTATGAGTCCAGCGTTGTCCACATTGTACTTTAACGCCACAAGGTGAGCGTCTTTTTGGATGGCTTGGTCAATAGCCTCTTCGACTATCTTCGCCCCATCCTCGGCCATTACATCGTCAGCATCGACCCATAAACACCATTCACTCGAACAAGCCTCTAGTGCCGTGTTCCTTGCCGTGGCGAAATCGTCAATGTGAGGCCAATCGTTTTTGTTGGTATAGTGAACAATCTTCGCGCCCAGCCCCCTCGCAATCTCCTCTGTCTTGTCTGGGATAGCGTTCCCCCTAGCGATGCAAACAACAAGCTCCGCTGAAATGGGCTTAAACGATTGAAGGCATCTGGCGATATACTCTTCTTCATTGCCAGCGATAAGATAAACAGAGATAGGATGTTTCAAGAGGATTTCAGGGGTTAGGATTTTAGCTCATAAGGATGTCAAAAAAGAAAAGGAGGGAGAGCTTTCGCCCTCCCCCCATTCCTTATGAAACAACCAACAGCAATCTTTAGCTGGCGGAGTAGTTGGTGGTGATACGAACGGCGGCGTTCGGGTCAATCACAACTTCGTCCGTGTTCATGCGAACGCGGAGCACTTGGCTACGGCGAGCTTCGTCACGATAGCTTTCAGAGACGAAACCACCAGCCGAGTCACCCGACCAAACCAAGGTGCGTCCGATTCCACCAGCGGTGAACTCACCACCGGAAATCTGACCTACGATGATCTTGGTGTCCGGAACAACGAACGAGCCCGAGTAGGCTTTGTTCTTACCAGCAGAGTTGATCGCCGCACGACCAACGAGGAGGTTCTGAACTCCCAGAGCCGCCGCGATTTCAGCTTCGCTCAACAACCGAGCACCAGTATTGGAGATAACTCCGAAGAACTGATTCTGCAAGAGGGTGGAGCGTCTGATTAACTCAAACACATTGGCCGACATCGCGATACAATTCACTTCGTAACCATACTGATTAAGAGCGAGCTTGGCGGCCGCTACGTCACGAGCCACATCAATCGTGGCGATGTTCGTGTTCGTGTAGGCTACTGCACGAGTCTGGTCAGAGATGGTGAAGGGAGTCGAACCAGCCCAGAGAAGATCGGAAACCCGCTTCTCGTGGGAGAGTTTTAACTGACGGAGCAAGAACTTCGCAGTTTCTGCCTCGTACGAAAAAAACCTATTTAAGTCCAGAGCAGTGGCGTCGTCGAGGAGCTCTTCCAAGCCGAACTCGTCCGTGGAATAGTTTGCAGAGCTGAAGGAACGAATCCCTCGGCTATAAGCAGAACCAGAATCACGAGCCGTTGCATTGTTGGTCAAGAGGTCTGCACCTCCAAGTTGAACCTTGAGATAAGTTCCGCTCTTTGCATCTACATTCTGCAAAGGGAGAAGTTGCGAACCGATCAAGCCCACATCGGCTTGAGGGGCTTCGATCAACGCTTGGTTGATGTCGGCGCGAATTGTTGAACCGCCACTTACATATGCCATATATTTATATTCTTTCTTGGTTGGTTAAATTACTGGGTTAAGGGAACTGCGACTTCGATGACTGCATCAGCCGCGCCACCTTCGA